TGACCCTGACGGCGTTCAACCGATTTGAATTTGATGCAGAGGTGATTCTGGACGACTGGACCACAGGGATCGACGGAGTGCGTAAGCTGCGCGTCGCCTTCCCCACTGACCCGATCGACGTGGCAGCGATTAAGCGCTGCGTGATCGAGCTGACAAAGGCATCGGCGGATATAGATAACATCGTTCAGCTGTCCGCCTCCGGGGACGGCGGCATAGTAGCTTCCAAGTCCTCCGGATCCGAGTCCATTTCCTACAGAAACGATACCTCCGCGTTGCTTGCTGCGGCGAAAGACGCCGACATCCGTGAGGCCTATATCGGGATGATCGTCCGAAGGTATCTCTCCGGCAGGTCTGACGCAAACGGAGTTAATCTGCTTTACGGAGGAGTCTATCCGCTGAGAGGAGTGATCGTCTAATGGACATTTACCAGCACACGGTCACGATCTTCTGCCAGCACAACGGCGCCTGGACGGGACACGTCCTGCACGGTGTCGATCTGATAACTGACCGGGCCGCGATCATCGCGCGCTACGGTGCAGACTGTCAGGACCGGGCGAAGCTCCACATCAAATACGCCCCAGGTGACAAGATCAACGGACTGACATATGTCAGGCCGGAAGACTACACCGGGGCAGAGCAGACTTTGACCTTCGCGACGGGGAACGAGTTCTCGTTCTTCTTCGACGGAGAGGCGGATATTCTAAGCGCCGACGAGGCTGACTACCTCGACGGCTTTTTTGATTACATGAACCGGCGCGGGAGCACGTACATCGTGACCTCGGCGGCTCAGTATTATGTGATCCCACACTGGGAGATCGCGGGGAGGTGATCTGATATGGCGGAGCTGAAGCCTATAAGGATGACCGGCCCGAACGGGACGGAAGTCCGGCTGACCGTCAGCGGCCTGAACGCTGACCTAAAGAAAGCGCAGTACTGGCTCGACAATCAGGTCATGACCGACATGATCCCCTACATGCCGATGGACACAGGGACCCTGATACAGAACACGGTCTCAAGATCCAGAGCGCTGGCAGGCTCCGGCCTTGTGTGTGCAGCTGCTCCGCCGTATGGCCGCTACCTCTATGAGGGCAAGGTCATGGTAGACAGCAAGACAGGCAAAGGCGCGAGACGGATCATGCTCCCGACAGGTGAGATCATATACCGGCACCGCAAAGGCGCTCGGCTGGTAGCAACGGACCGGGACCTGAAGTTTCAGAGGCCCGGCGCCGAGGCTCACTGGTTCGAGGCCGCACGGCGGGATCACTTCGAGCAGTGGGTCGAAGGTGTCCAGAAGATTTTAGGAGGCTGATATGGCAGACAACTCTAATACCCCTATTCTGCAGGACGTCGACGGCTACGAGGTACTGACCGAGGCGATCATGACCCTCGTCAATGAATACCCGGGACTCCCGGAAGGCGCGGAGATCAGCTTCGCGACGCTTTCAGAGACGGCGGGGATCGCGCTCTTCCCGCTCAACGGAGCGGTGATAGAGAGGCAGACCAAAGACATCTGGGGCCTTGTGACCCAGATCTGCGTGTATCCGTTTATCGTCTACTACAGGACAGGGCACCCAACCCCAGCCCGCAGGGCAGCAATCAAGGAGCTGCTGGACAGCCTGGGCCGGTGGCTCGAAGGTCAGACGATCTCCGTCAACGGTACTGAGTACAAACTCACCGCATATCCGGATCTGACCGGCACTCGCCGGATCAGGTCCATAGCCCGCACAGCTCCGGCTTATCTGGCCGAGACTGACGAGAGCGGGACAGAAGACTGGGCCGTGTCCATCTCGGCCCGATATACTAACGAATTTGAAGGAGGGCTTTTAAATGCCTGATATCACTTTTAACACCAGCCCAGACGTTACTCTTGACAGAGAACTAATGCTGGCGTATCTCAACACGGGAACAAAAGCGCAGCCAGTATGGTCACCTCTCGGCAAGAGAGTTTCCGATTCTTCTATCTCCATTGACTGGGGCGTGGAAACTTCAAAGGACATTCTCGGCAACACCTGGGGTGATATGCAGAAGCCTACCATGACACAGAGTTTTGACCCGTGGAATATCACAGGCGGTGACCCGGCCGCAGTCAAACTTTGGAACCTTGCTATCAAAGATCATGACGTGGCGCAGCTGTCTGCTCTGGACGTGCTTATCGTCCACAAATACGCCGGCACAGCTAGTTCTGCTATGTTCGCTGAAAGATATCCCTCTTCTGCTATCGCGGTCACAGGACTGGGTGGCGAAGGTGGTGGACGTCTGTCCATGCCTATTGAAATCACTTACGGTGGCGAAAGGGCAACAGGCACAGCGTCTATCAACAGCAGTGGAGTAGTAACTTTCACGGCGGGGTAATTGTGACCGTGACCTACAACGTTAACGGCGGAGTGGGTGCAGTTACCTATGGGTTTGCAACAAAGGGGCAGACTTACACGGTACAGTTCGACGTTATCCCGACTAAAAGCGGTAAGACGTTTGACGGTTGGGCTAACTCGGCAAGTGGCGCAGTTGCTTATACTGCAAACGGTACAAAGACCTTTACGGCTAACGCAGATAAGACACTATACGCACACTGGGTATAAGACAGAGGGGCTGGAAACAGCCCTTTTTTGTCATATTGGGAGGAAGAAATGGAAATCAGTGTAAATACTGGCATAAAGGAATTCAGTCTTGCCGGCAAAGTTTCAGTGTTCTTCAATCCGTCGGACACTTCATTTGCACAGAAGATTTTTGACGTGTTCATGGCACTTGAAGACAAGCAGAATGAATATATCGAAAGAATAAAAGAAATCGGGGAGAATCCGGAAATATTCACCGTTGGCAAAGAAATGGACGCAGAAATGCGCGGAGCGATCAACGGCATATTCGGCATAGACGTCATCACTCCGCTGATAGGCGACTGTAACGTGTATGCACTTGCTGACGGTATGCCTATATGGGCGAATCTGCTGACAGCTGTTATCGACGTAATGGACGAGACAGTAAAGGCAGAAACAAAGAAAAGCAAAGAAAAGATAGATAAATACACGAAGAAATATCACAAATGATAAATTACGGCCTGCCAAAGGCTGTCGAAATCAATGGAACGGAATACGACATACGCTCGGACTATCGTGCAATTTTGGATATCGTCGAAGCCTTGAATGACGTGAATCTAAACGCAAGAGAAAAGGCATACGTCGTGCTGGAGATCTTCTATCCCGACATTGACGATATGCCTTATGACGATATGCAAAAAGCAATAGAAAAGTGCTTTGAATTTATCGACGGCGGTAACAGACGCAAAGAAGGGAACGCTCCGAAAGTCGTTGACTGGTCGAAGGATTTTCCCCTCATCATAGCGCCGATAAATGCCGTTGCCGGGCGTGAAATACGTGCAGATGAATATTGTCATTGGTGGACGTTTCTAGCGTACTATAACGAGATAAGTGGCGACTGCACGTTTGCACAAGTCGTGCGTATTAGAGATAAAGACGCAAGGGGCAAATCACTTGACAAAGACGAGCGTGAATGGAAAATGCGAAATCTTGAACTGGTGGAAATGCCGTCGCAGTACACAGACGAAGAAGAAGAAATACTAAAGATGTGGGGTGGAATGAATGGCTGACGGCGAAGTATTAATCCCCGTAAATCTTCAAATAGACGAAGCACAGAAAAAACTTGAAGCACTTGCAAAGCAAGGCGCAAAAACTAAAGTCGACATAGGATTAAAAGCGACAGAACTAGAAAGAGCGAGACTGGAGCTTGAACGCCTAGAAGAAACATACAGCAAATTGCAGACGCAAGTTGGCGGTATGCAAAGAGTCGTCAACGGCAAAGTCGTTAGGACTGACAGTTATGACGCCGATGTTATAAGGCAGTTTGGCGAGATAGGAAGTCAGCTAAGCGGACAGCGTGAAGTCGTCGCACAATTGGAAGACGAATACGATAAGCTGAACGCACAGCTGGAAGACACGCTGACAAAGATAGCTGAATTAAGCGGTAGCGGACAGAAAAGTGCCCTGCAAGTGTTTGCGGATAGATTTCAGCAAGGCGCTGAACAGATAGGCAAAGGCAGTAACACGCTGGGAAGACGTCTTGCCGGACTTGCTAGACGAGTATTTGTCTTTTCTGTCGTGACAAGTGCCTTGAGAAGTGTGCGTACAGCATTTGCATCTCTCATTACGTCGGACGACGTCCTGAACGAATCTTTGCAGCAGTTAAAAGGCAATCTGCTGACGCTTGCCGCTCCGCTGGTAAACGTACTCATTCCGGCATTTAGAACGCTGGTGGCGGTTGTTAATTTGCTCATACAGCAGATAGGATCTTTGATATTCTCAATATTCGGTATCAACTGGGGCGACGCCCAGGCGTCAGCAAAGAACATGGCGAAGTCGTTTGGCGCTTCTGCCGGCAGTGCAAAAGAGATCCAGAAATCACTTGCTGGCATAGATGAAATAAACCGTCTCGATTCGCCGTCAAGCGGTGGCGGTGGTGGCGGTGTCGGCGGCGGTGGACTGTCATTTGATACACAGCAAATCACAGACAAGCTTCTTGAAATAGAAGCAATAGCGCTAGGTGCAACGTTGGCGCTGGGTGTCATACTTGTGATGACCGGCGCTAATATGCAGTTGGGCCTAGGGCTTATCGTTCTTGGAGCGCTGGGCCTTGTGTCCGAAATGAAAGCGAACTGGAACTCGGCGTCGGATAGAGTAAGAGACACGTTAGGCACGATAGTTGCTATCGCAAGCGGTATGCTGTTGGCACTGGGTATTTTGATACTTGTGACAACGGGAAGTAACCCGAAGGCGTTCGGAATCGGTCTTGCGCTGGCGGTCGCCGGAGTGGCTGGTATAGTGAGCGCTTTTGCTTTCTCCTGGACAGACACGTCGGATAAGGTAAAGACGATACTGACGAAGCTTGGCGGCGTTATCGCCGGCGCTATGCTGGTGCTTGGCGTCATGTTCATGCTTGCCGGCCCGGCTACATTCGGCAAAGGTCTTGCGCTGGTTGCTGGTTCAATCGGCGTTGGTGCGTTTGCTTTCAAGTTTGACTGGATAGCGGAAAACGTGAGTAGCGTCTTTTCAAAAGTCAAAGATATCGCTTCACGGTTTGGCGAATGGTACAGAACCAAATACGGTGAAGTCAAAATGGACTTCTTTAGCGGTGTAACTGCTATGGGAGATAAGTGGAAAGCGTTTACTGAACTGCTCCGTGAAAAGCTCGCAAATGCGTGGGCGAAGATCAAACAAGCTTTCACCAACGGCGGTGAGATATTCGGCGGTATTAAAGACGGCATATCGGAAACGTTTAAGCGTATCGTCAATGGGCTAATAAGCGGAATCAATGCAGTTATCGCAGTGCCGTTTAGGGCAATTAATAATGCGCTGGCGAGAATACGTGATATCAGCATAGCGGGTCTTACACCGTTTGCTGGAAGAATATCGCTTATCAGTATTCCGAAAATACCGCAGTTAGCACAGGGAACAGTTGTACCGCCTAACAGACAGTTCCTTGCCATGCTGGGCGATAACAAGACTGAAACAGAGGTCGTTTCTCCGTTAAGCACAATGAAAGAAGCTTTAGCAGAAGCATTGGCCGAAAGCAATCAGCACATAACGGTAAACATAGACGGCAGACAGCTGTTCGATATCATAGTCGGACAGAACAACGCAGAAGTGAGAAGAACGGGACAGACCCCGTTAATGGTGTGAATATGGCGACAGTATTAGACAAAGTAACATACAACAACGGCAATCCTGTTTACACTCCGTTCCCAACGCCCGTTGAAGTGGCATACACGCTATCGACTATGGACGCTTCTTCTTCAGGCCGAAATCAGTCGGGACTTATGTTCCGTGATGTGATAGCAAACAAAGTTAAGATTCAAGTCAAATGGGGAGCGTTGAGCGAAAGTCAAATGTCGGAGATATTAAACTTGGTAGACGCTCCGTTCTTTGATCTGAGATATCCTGACGCAAAGCTAGGCGCAAAGAGGATCATGACGTGTTACGTGGGCGACAGAAGCACGCCAATGTACAGACAGGACAGTGATTCATCCGGGAAGTGGAAAGACTTATCAATCTCGTTTATTGAGCGTTGATGAGCGATTCAGAGGGGTAACATATGTATAGTGGATTTAGCACAATGACCGCCGAAGAATGGGGCGAAGCAGTCACAAACGCTGGGCGGTATGTCAAGACAAAATGCGTCTTTAACGGTGTTACGACGCTATACGGTGACGGTACGGACGGTTCTGTTGTGTCGATTAAATTCGACGAGCAAATGGAATCGTCCAACGGTCTTTCTATGGGCGGTACTTGTTCCTCACAATGTAAGGTGGAAATAAGACAGCCTAGTACACCCATAAATCTTGCAAACTGCACGTTTGTTCCGTATGTTGGATTAACTTACAACGGTAAGACGGAATACGTGCCACTGGGCGAATTTTTTGCGGTAAGCGCTGATTCTAACTCCAACAGCGGGACTGTGTCGGTAGTCGGTTACGATAGATTCTCTAAACTCATGGAGAATTATGAACCGACTATCGCTTTCCCCGCTACCACGGCAGCAATCATGAATGATCTGAAAGCCAATCGCTTCACGTTCAACGGTACTGTCACAGAGAGAACATTAGACACGTATTTCGTGGGAACAGTCAAGGACTGGATAGGCTGGCTGGCTGGGCTGGAAGGGTGCAACGCAAGGTTCGACAGAAGCGGGAATCTTGAATTTGTCTATTACGACAAAGGCAATATTGATTATTCCATTGGTGACGACCAGCAGTACATGGGTGGGCTGGGAACGTCTACAGTCGGAGCAATCACGATAAACGCTTTGATATCGGGTACAGAAGAATCTCCGCTAACAAGCGGAACAGGCAGGAGCGTCACGTTCAACAATCCGTACATGACGCAGACGATACTCGACGGGATATTGTCGAACAAGTTTGGCTTATCATACAGACCGATAAAGCTCGAATGGCGCGGAAATCCAGCATTACAGTGCGGTGACAGGATCACAGTCACACACGGAAACGGCAGTGACATTGTGCTTGTTATGGCGCATTCGCTTTCCGTGGAAGGCGGTATGCAAGATACTTTACACTGTTACGGACAGAGTGACGCACAGCTTGCGCTTGATAAGACGCCGACAGAAATTAAAATAGCAAACGCATACAACGCCTTGCAGACAGCGATACAGACCGCAACGGAA